AGGATTTTATAAAAAAACAAAAGTGCTTTCAGATACAGTTGATAATGTATTAAAAGATACTGAACTTAAAAATATATTTTTATGGGCAGATATTGAAGGTGCCGAACTTGATATGCTCCATGGGGCAAAAAAATCTTTAGAAAACAAACGAATAATTGGAATGAATTTAGAACTTAATTTTAGAAGCGATTATATATCAAGTAATGATTGTAAATACTTAGATGTAATTGAATTCTTATCAAAATATGATTACGGGTTTCCACTCAGTACTTTACAAGATTTTAAATCGTGCGTATATGAAGGTATTATGTTGACTCCAGATGGCCATGGCGCCCATACGGATTGTGTTTTTTTACCTAAACATCTAGGAGGTGTTATTCCGGAAGTAAAATATGTGGATGGTAAAAGAAAAATTAAATTCAATATAAGTGAAAATACAAATGAAAATATTTTATAGTGCTGTTTTTGATAACGAAGGTGTGAGTTCTGATACTTCTAAAGCTCGCGAACTTCGCACACTTGGACACGAGGTTCTTTCGTACAACTATAGAGTACGTGGACATCAGTTAAGTGGAAACCCTTTAATTTCTACTAAGAGAGACAATGAGATAATTTCTTTATGTCAAAACTGGCAACCAGATTATATTATATTTGCAAAATGTAATGGCGTTGATATTCGAGTATTTCACGAATGTAAAAAAGTTGCGCCGGTATGTTATTGGTTTGCTGATCCTTTGGTAACTTACACAAATGATGAGTTTTACGAAAAAACAAAAGCAGCAGATATTTTTACCTGCGACAAAGAAAATGTTCTACAGAAAGCAAAAAGCTTAAACAATAATTGCCATATAACATGTGATGGGTTTGATAGTTCATTAGAACAACCAAAAGACGTTGATCAGAAATACGATGTTACTTTTATAGGGAATTTATATGGAAACAGATTAGAAAAAGTATCTTCAATTACCACACAAGTAACAAACATTACTGACGCATATGGTGAAAAACACTCAATCGAAGTTTCAAAAAGTAAAATTAATTTAAACTTTTGCACAAGTGAGGGTCCTTCTGATAGAGTCTTTAAGGTTTTAGCTGCAGGTGGATTTTTATTAACTGACACTTGGCCAGATATAGATGATTATTTTGTAGATGGTAGAGATTTAGTTGTTTATTCTGATATTGATGATCTTAATAGTAAAATTAAATATTACCTAGATAATCCCGAAGAGCGCAAACAAATCGCGCAGCAAGGTCATAAGACTGTGCAAAACTATACTAGACAAAAATGGGCTGAGACTACTTGTAATTTATTAAAAACACTCGAATCCAATCGACACCAAAATAAAGACAAAAAGAGTATTTTAATTGCTGGCCCTTGGATTGGTGAGTTTGGTTGGGAGTTGTTTTGCTGGCAAGGCTATATTAGGTCAATGTCAAAATTTTATGATGAGGTTGTTTGCATTTCAACTCCACACTCTGAGTTTTTGTATGAAGATTTTTGTGATAAATTTATAAGTTTTCTGCCTGATGGTGGAAACTATAAAGATTCTTTTTATAAAACTGGCTACTCACTTACAAAAGCCACAATAGGTAAAATTTTACAAGATAATAATATAAGCACTAGTGAAAATAAAATATCTCTTTTTTTGCCTAGAAGAATAGGTGATCCTCCGCGAACACATTTTTCAGAAAAGTTTCAACTCGGCCCACTTTACTTGCCGCCAAAATATGAAAAATTAGGAATCTACAATGAAAAATATGCCAATGCTATTCTTTTTCATGCTAGAAACAGAGATTTAAGAAAAGATGATAATTGGTCAGTAGAAAAATGGAAAAGCTTAGGAGAAAAACTTAAAACACAAGGATACGATCTATATTCTGTTGGGCTTAAGTCCGAGGCTTTGCATATTGAAGGTACAAAAGACTACAGGGAATGCGATCAGCAATTGCTTTTAGATGTTATGAGTTCAGCAAAATGTATTTTTGGTCAATCATCTGGCGCTATGCATCTTGCGACACTTTGTGGATGCCCACAAGTCATCTGGTCAACTAGTTACAACTTGGATAGGTATACTAAAAACTGGAACCCTTTTGACGTTAAAGTTGTGTTTTTGTCTGAGATGGGTTGGCAACCAAGCGTTGAATATGTTTACAACAGTTTTAACAATACTGAGGAAATTAAATGAAATCAATATGCTTAATAACACCACCATCACCTTTTTTGTTAGACGAAAGAGTTTTCATGCATATTGGTATACTAAAAGTTGCTTCATCTCTAGAGCAAAGAGGTTATGAGGTAGAATTTTTAGATCTAAGTGGTATAGATAATTATTTAGATGTTGTTAGAGACTATTGCGCTAAAAGTAAAATTACCACTTTTGGCTTGACTGCATCTACTCCACAAGTGCCTTTCTCGGTTCAAATTGGTAAAGTTATTAAAGAAGTCAATCAAAATAACAAATTAATATTAGGTGGTCCACATGTCACTCTGATGAATACTGCAAGCAAAAGAGAAATAAAAAAGGGTTTACATCTTTCTGACCGAGCTACAAAAGACATTGAGAATCTTAAAAAGACATTTGACGTCTTAGTATGCGGAGATGGAGAGTACACTGTTTTTGAAGCTCTAAAAATTGACAAGGGTGTAATTGATGCGGACGATAAAAAAAGTGAGTTCTTTCTAGATAATGAGCAGTTTTCAACATTGCCTCTTCCTGCGCGTCACTTAGTGGATGTTGATTCTTATAAGTACTTGATAGAAGATAAAAAGTCTGTTAGCTTGATTGCTCAATTGGGATGCCCTTTTAAATGCACTTTTTGCAGTGGTAGAAACTCGCCTTATCTAAGAAAGATAAGACAGCGATCTAGTAATTCAATTGTCGACGAAATGAGGCATTTATATCAAGAGTATGGATTTACAGGGTTTATGTTTTATGATGATGAGCTAAACGTTAATAAAAATCTTATTCAGCTTTTAAATCAAATAACTGATCTGCAGGATGAAGTTGGAGAAGAGTTTAGATTACGTGGGTTTGTGAAGGCTGAGTTGTTTAATGAAATGCAAGCTCAAGCTATGTACCGCGCCGGATTTAGATGGCTATTAACTGGATTTGAGTCTGGCGATGAGCGCATCTTAAAAAACATTAAAAAGATGGCAGCTAAAGATGACAACACTAGAGCGGTCGAGATAGCTAAGAAATATAATTTAAAAGTAAAAGCTCTAATGTCCATCGGTCATGCTGGAGAAAGTCATAAAACAATTGAAAATACAAAAAATTGGCTTCTTGATGTAAAGCCAGAAGAATTTGATTGTACAATTATTACAACTTATCCAGGGTCTCCATACTTCGATGACGCTATTAAAGAGGGTGATCACTATACGTACACATCAAACATTACTGGAGATAAATTATATCAAGCATCAATCGACTACTTGTCTGAGCTAGATTACTATAAAGGTGATCCAGATGGTGGCTATGTGTCTTATGTTTGGACTGATCATATATCAGCTATGGATTTAGTCACAGAAAGAGATAATCTAGAAGCTGAAGTTAGAAAAAAGCTGGATATTCCTTTCTATAACGCCCGACCAGCAGAAAAATATGAACACTCAATGGGTATGGGAAATATCGACATACCAGATTATATACTAAAGAAAACAAACGGCAAATATAAGAGATAGTATACGAACAAGTGGAGATTTTAATGGAAAAACACTACTCAAAAATAGACAAAGAGAGGCTTCTTCATATAATTAATCGATTAGATAATGAGTCTGAAAGAAAAGATATAGTGCCAGCGAAAAACTTTATACAATGTGCAGTGTTAAATTTTAACAAAGGAAAGACTTTTAGACCTCACAAACATATTAGAAAAAGCAGAACATATCCTGAAAAAATAGCACAAGAATCCTGGGTTGTTATAAAGGGTAGTGTTAAATGTATATTTTACGATATAGATGACAGTATTCTACTTGAAACAACATTACACCCAGGCGATGCTAGCTTTACTTTAGAAGGTGGCCATACTTATGAGATATTAGAAGATAATACAATTGTCTATGAATATAAAACTGGGCCATACGAAGGCCAAGAATTTGATAAAAGATTTTTAGATGAGTAATAAATTTTCAATACATATATGGACAAGCGATAAAAATATGGTTTGTTTGCCTGCCACATGTTATCTATTTAATAGTTTTTGGCCTAATAAAGAGCAGGTTAAAATATTAGGCTATAAGAAACCAAATTTAGAGTTACCAGACAACTTTGAATTTATCTCTTTAGGAACTCAACGTGGTCCAAAAAAATGGTCAAACGATATGATTGACTTTTATTCTTCAGATGACTGCGAATATTTTTATAGCATATGGGAAGATGCATTTATATTAAAAAATGTTGATAATTCTATTATAAGTTTAATAAATCAATTGATAGAAAAAGATAAAAACTTTTTTAAATTTAACTTGACTGCTGATGTCTCATCTCGTTCGCATCAAGTGCTAAGAAAGTTTGAAAATTTTGATCTGATATTAGCCGATCAATTGTCACGATATCGCTTTTCAACTCAACATTGCGTTTGGAATAAAAAAATCTTTTTAGATAAATTAGAGTTAAATCAAACACCATGGGATTTTGAATTAAATGACTCAAAAGCTATGAATGATGGGCTAAGAATATATTCTACCAAAAGAAAGCAAGCAGTTTATATGGGCCATCTTTACAAGTCCGGTAAAAAAAGAAATGATTGGTACAACTGTGTTTACGGAAAATACGGGAACAAAACACATAATGAAGGTTCTCTTGATCAAGAAAAAATAAAACTTATAGAGGACAATGGATGGGTACCAGAAATTTAGACATATTCATACATAAAGATGTTGAAATAAAAGATAAAAACTTTATTGTTGGCAATAAAGTTGCTATTGATAAAGGTTTTTATTGCACAACAAAGTTAGAAATTGGAGATTACGTTCATATTGGTCCTTATGTTACGTGTATTGGAAGTCAAAAATCTAAATTAACTTTGAACGGTTTTAACAACATTATGGCTGGTGCAAGAATAATTTGCGGCTCAGATAGATTTGATGCGTCAGGTTTATTCGGCGCGATGATCCCAGATGACTTAAAGGGAAAGCAGATAATAAAACCAGTTATTATGGAAAAGTTTTCTAATGTAGGCACAAATGCTATAGTTTTACCTGGAACTCATTTAAAAGAAGGAGTTTTGGTAACAGCAGGTTCTTTAATTATGGGAGAAACAGAAGCATGGGGTGTCTACAAAGGCAATCCTGCAAAGTTGGTTAAAAAAATAAATCCAAAAATTATAAAAGAAAAATATGAAATATTACAAAGTAGAAATAAGAGTGGTTAAAATATGAGTTTCAAAATTATAGAAAAATTTGAAAATGAAATAGCTAGCTTTTTTGGCGCACCATATGCCGTAGCAGTTGATTGTTGTACTCACGGTCTAGAGTTGTGTTTAAGACACGAAAATATTAAACACTTTACAGTTCCAAAGCACACGTATATATCAGTGCCTTTTTTAGCAGATAAATTAAACATAGATTTTGACTGGCGCTATGAAAACTGGCAAGATTACTATTATTTAGGCGGTACAAATATTATTGATGCAGCTGTGTTATGGGAAAAACAATCCTACATTCCTGGTACATATATGTGTTTAAGTTTTCAGTTCCGTAAACATCTTAGCTTGGGTCGAGGAGGTATGATATTATTAGATGATTCTGATGCAAAAATTAACTTAAAAAAAATGTCATATGACGGTAGAATACCAGATGTACCTTGGCGTCAACAAAATATAAATTCTATTGGATATCATTATTATATGACCCCAGAAACTGCTGATATGGGTCTGTCAAAACTACCCGAAGCTATTAACAAAACACCAAAAAAATGGTCTTTAAACGATTGGCCAGATTTAACACAGATGGACATTTTTAAATGAAAAAAGCATTAATAACCGGAATAAACGGACAAGATGGTAGCTACTTGTCTGAGCATCTCTTATCTCTTGGCTATGAAGTACATGGCTTGATTCGTAGACACTCAGTGGCTGAAAATCAAAATTATCGATTGTATGCTAATAATTTACATAATAAAACAATAAATCATTATGGTGATCTTTTAGATTATCCATCAATAGTCAGAATAATGTCTACAGTAAAACCTGATGAAATTTATAATTTGGGTGCAATGAGCCACGTAAGAGTAAGCTTTGATATGCCTTCTTTCACTATTCAAACAAACGCTCTCGGTGTGCTTAATATGTTAGAGGTTTACAGGACAACCTGTCCAGAGGCAAAATTCTACCAAGCTAGCTCATCTGAAATGTTTGGAAATTCTGTAGATTCAGATGGTGTGCAAAGGTTAGATACGCCAATGACTCCTGTTAGTCCATATGGATGCGCAAAGTTAATGGCTTATAATTTGGTTAGGCATTATCGTCATGCTTACAAATTGCACGCCTGTAACGGCATTCTTTTTAATCACGAAAGCCCCCGCCGCGGCTCTAACTTTGTCACCAATAAAGTTGTAAAAACTGCCGTTGAAATTAAAAAAGGATTAAAAGATAAACTAGAATTAGGTAATTTAGATTCTTATAGAGATTGGGGACACTCAAAAGATTATGTTCGTGCAATGCATATGATCGTAAACCATGAAACACCAGAAGAGTTTATTGTAGCAACAGGAGAAACGCATTCTGTTAGAAATCTTTGTGAAGTTGTTTTTTCAAAACTCAATATGGATTATAAAGATTATGTTGTACAAAATAAAAAATTTATGCGGCCTGAAGAACTTAAATATCTTAAAGGTGATTCGTCTAAGGCGCGAGAAGTTTTAGGATGGAAGCCAGATTATACTTTTGAGACAATGATAGAAGAAATGATTACATCATGGATGGAAAAACTATAGATGAAAATTGGAATAATCGGTTTTGGTTTTGTTGGCAAGGCTGTTGGTCAGCTAAGATCTGTTGGAGACGTACAAATTTATGACCCAAACATACAAGAGTATTCTTCAGCTGAAAATAAAAATCAAGCGTACAATAGTGATTTTATATTCATTGGTGTGCCAACAAATCTAAAAAATGGAAATTTAGATACATCCATTCTAGAAACTTGTTTTGTAACATATAAAGAGTTTAACGTTAATGGTGACTCAACAATTATAGTTAAATCAACAGTCCCAGTGGGAACTTGCCGCGTTTTAAGTGAAAAGTACAACTTAAATAATATTGTTTTTAATCCAGAATTTCTGACCGAACGAACCGCAATGCAAGATTTTATTAATGAAAGTGAATTATATCTCGCAGGCGCCAAACAGCACACCAGTAAAGTAAAAAAAGTGTATGAAAAATTTTATGATTATCATAAAAACCATAGTTTAGAATTTTTTGAAACTGAAAACTGGGAAGAAGTAGAGCTTCTTAAATTAGCAAGAAACACTTTTTATGGTATGAAGGTGTCTTATTGTAACCATCTTTATAATCTTTGTGAGTCTGTTGGTATAGATTACTCTCATTTTAGAGAGCATTTTGCTAGAGGAGAATGGGTAGGACAACAACATACGGTGGTCCCTGGTCCAGACGGTAAATTTGGATACGGCGGTAAATGTTTACCTAAAGATTCCATAGAGTTGTTAAATTTTTGTAAGAAACAGGATATAATGTTTGAAATGCTTGAAAAATCAATGGATTTTAATTCACTACAAAGGAGTAAGAAGCATGACTGAAATACAACATACAAATCTATCAAAACAAGCTATTGGTGCTCTTATGATGGCGTTACAAAAATCTTTAATGGAACAATCAGATATTGTCCCAGTTTTAGAGAGTTTTAAGATGACTGGCTCGCCAGAAGGTCTAGTGGTGTTAAACCCACCTATAGTAAAACTTAACGAAGAAACAACTAGAGACTGGGATGTAATATGTGATCAGACCACAAATTCAAATGGAGAATAAAAGTTGCCAATTTATGTCTATCAGTGTGGAGATTGTTTAGGCGAGTGGAAGGAAAGTCACTTAATGTCTGAAGTGATAGAAGAGTGCCCATGGTGTTCTTCTAGAAATATTGGTCGAAAGCCTAGTGATTTTTCATATAACTCTAAAAAACAAGAGCAAACAAAAAAAATTGGTGATTTAACAAGAGAGTTTATAGAAAACTCAAAAGACGATTTAAAAAATCAAAAAAAGGAACTAGATAAAGACAGATGATTGAATTTCTTTTGGCCCTCTCTATCGTCTTTAACATACTTTTTGTGTGGTATATTATACAACTTTTACGTCGGTTTTTATCTTTTCAAGATGAATTAGATGTTTTCAGCATCACATTAGAAGAATATAAAGAACACATCGACATTGTTAGTAATTTAGAAAGATTTTACGGTGATGAAACATTAGGTAATCTACTTCGTCATTCAAAATCTCTTGTTGAGGAGTGCCAAAAGTTTCAGCGCGTTATAAGACAAGAGGAAGAAGAGTATGCCGAGGAAGAAGACTAAAAACCATTATTTTCGAAAAGAACATCAAGATGCAATAGTAGCTTACTGTTCAACAGATGACTTTCAAAGACGAAACGAGCTTTACAATGAATTTATAGGCCCAGTTTTTGATGAAATGGTCGATAAAATTGTGTATACGTATAAGTTTACCTCTTTACCAAATATTGATTATCTTAAAGAGGATTGTAAAAACTGGCTTGTCACTGTCTTAAATAATTTTGATCCAGAAAAGGGTTCAAAAGCTTTTACTTATTTTAGCGTTGTTTCTAAAAATTGGTTTATTGCTGAAGTCAAAAAGAACTCTAAAAAAGCAAGAAGAGAAACCCCGATAAGCAATTATTTTATAAATCAAGAAGATCAGTTCAATACGCCTACCTTAAAACAATTAATAGTTCACAACACTTATATTGAAGATCGATCTAAACAAGAATTCTTTTTACACCTTGGTACTGAAATAAAAGATTGGAAAAAAATGCCTCTTCGTGAAAATGAAGTTAAGACTATTCAAGCGATTGAGATTCTTTTTAATGAGGCTAACAATATAGAAATTTTTAATAAAAAAGCTATTTATCTATATATAAGAGAGATAACTGGTTTAAATACCAAGCAGGTGGTTAGCTCTCTGAATAAAATAAGAAAAAGGTATAGAGAGTTTAAAAAAGAATGGGACGATCAGTAAAAGATTTAGAAAATTATATTCAAGAGGCTATTGATAATATTCGTGATGATCGCGATATTACCTCTACACTTCTCACGCAAGTTTTTGCAGAAATAACTAATGGACAAGAGACTCACAAAGATTTGGGTCTAATTGCAGCCAAGTATGTAGAGACTTTGCAAAGATCCAATGAACAATTAGTAAAACTTACGTCCATTATGGCTAAGAAAACTGATACTAGTGTCGAGCTATCGGAAGAAGACAAGAAATCGCTTTTTGATGTAATTCAAGGGGAAAAATAAGTAATGGGTAACTTTTTAAAGAATACTTCATTATTATCCCCAGACACAGTAATTTTTGATTCTAATTTTGATAATTCAATTGGTCACACAAAAAAAGTGATTAGTGAAGTATCATCACCAAATAATTTTAGAACTAAAAAGTATTTTTATGGTGAATTTATTGAACATGTATATCCTGATGGCCTCGGCGCCGTTTCTGGAGATTTATTGTTTGATGATTTTTTAGCATCTTTAAGGGTTAATGAAATCGGCGGAACAAGCGATGCAGATTTCAAGCCTTTTCTTTGTGTTGTAAACGTGCCTGAACTTACAGGGGTTATAACCCCTCCTCCGGATGATCCTGATAGGTTGTTGAAAATAGAAAAAATCATTGTTAATTTAGGAATATTTAAGTCCTATAATTATATAGGACAAACACCTGAGCCGGGTCAAACGGTCGCTGTTTCTTTTTCAGACACTCATACATTTAGCGATCCTATATTTGAGTTTCCTCTTAAGGGTGCAGCGTTAGGAGATATCCAGCAAATAGTTGGTGGTGGCGATCTTAACGGAGGAAGTAGCAAAAGCGTTTTTGGTTCTTGCGGCAAAAAAGGTGGATCGGATTGTGAAGACCCTCGAAAACAAACTAAAAAACCTAAAGCACAAAAAGTTGGAGCACCAGCTCCCGCGCCCACACCAAAGGCACAAAAAAGCAAACCAAAAAAACCATCTAAAAAGAAAACAGATAAAGAGGTTCCATCTAGCAAAAAAGGTAAAAAAGCATTACCAAAGTGCAATAGACGCGGAAGAACAATATTATGGAAAACATCCGGCAAAGAACCACCCATACAGGTACAAGCATTTGGCTCTAATGCTCTTTTTGGTTTAGATATTTCAGGGTGGAACTCACCTAAAAAAATTAAACCAGACGTATTTAAAAAGAATGGTGTTGATTTTATAATAATAAAATTAACTCAAGGTATGAGCACTTCAAATAAATTTATTGTTGATCAAATGAAGGAACTTAGAAACTCTGGTATTTTACTAGCACCATATCATTTTAGCTCCGCGCAACACTCTCGTGAGAATAACTTTAAAAGAAGAGCGCAAAAAGAAATAGATATATTTTCTAGAGAAATAGACAAACACTTTGGTGGTAAACCAGATCTTACCCCGTCTATTGACTTTGAAAGCGGTCATGGTGGAAGGAAACACCCGAAGCCCTATGGCTTGACGGCCCGCGGCCACAACCTAAATGTCCGTTTTCATCTAGAATTAGCTAGAATATTAAAAAGAAGATATGGAAAGCGGCCATTGGTGTATACTGCTAACTGGGCTCGCGGCTCCTATTTTTCAAAAGCAGATCCGGAACTTTTAGCAGAATTTGGTTCAGAAACTTTTGTTTGGTGGGCAGAGTATGCAAGAGGCAGTAATAGCTACCTAACCAGCGGTCCTGTTGGCGGTAAGGGGAGATCTTTCAGGCCATGGCCAGATCCTGATATATGGCAGTTTTCAGGCTCGGGTCAATTTGAAGATCTCTACAAACAAAAGATAAAAGCCAGTTTTGACTTTAATGCTATGAAACGTAGTAAGTTGTCTAAATTAAGATTATAGGATTTAAAATATATGCCGAGAAAAAAAGCATTTGATGTTGAAAATTTATCTGAATCTCAAAAAAGAGATTTTAATTTACTATCTGAAAATATATCTATTAATAAAAGAGGTATTCAAGGTGATGTTTTAATAGAGCCTAGACCTAACCTTATTAAAAGAAAAGGTAGTAAGTTAATTGAGGGCACTAATAATTGTGATATTACTTTGGGTACCGATCAGCCCGGTGAAATTGGAAGTGGACTTAAGGGGACAGGCATAGGCGCTATTGATATCGTTGCCGGCCGAATGTCTAAAAATATCCAAACACAAATAGAAAATCCTCGGGGAAAGCTTAGTATACCACTTTATACAGATAACAATTTAGCGCTGGATGCATCTAGAATAACTGTATCTCAATTAACAGATGTTGATAAAAACTTTGGATTTGCAGATGGGCAAATTGGTAGCGCTGAAGCTCGCGCAGCCATTGTTTTAAAATCTGATGGTATTAGATTTGCATCTAGAGATGCTGGAATAAAGATGCTTACAGGTGTAGACAGAGAAAATTCTTTGGGCGCCAGATCGGTTTCAATCCCTAGAATCGAAATGATCGCCGGCAATAATGATAGAAACTTACAAGCCGCAACAAAGGCAGAAAAAAATGAAGTGGTAATTAAAGACGTATTAGATAGACTAGATGAGTTGAATAGCGCACTCGACACATTTATCACAGCACAAACTGAATTTAATACAAAAGTATCCGCACACAACCATATGGACATAACGCTTCAAGCTGTTGGTGTTATGTCCGGCGGTGGCCCAACAGCCATCAATGGAGGCAAAAACCTACCTAGTACAGAATTATTATCAGCAGGGACAAAAGTTTTTAGCACTGAAATGGTAGGTAAATTTGATAATATAATTAACAAATTAAAAGCAGCAGTTGTAAAGCTTAATAGCACAGAAGTGTATGGCGATAAACGAACCGCAAGTAAAAGTATTTTTACAAGCTAAGGAATAAAAATGGCAAAAATTTCAAGATGGTATACAGAAGATCAAGTTATAGAGCTTAACTTACAAGAAATGCTTGAGGTTATTGAAAAAGCGGCCTTAGCATCACCAGGAGTTTTAGATACTGTACCAGAAAGATATACTACAGAAAATCCAGATTTTAAAAATGATGAGTATTATCACATAAACATGTCTTTCCCGATTAAGTTTTCAGACGTTACTATTTCATTTCTAAATGATGATGGAAAATTTAATCCAGATAAGTTTCAAAGTTCTAATTTTATTAACGCATTAAAAGAAAAAACAGCTGAATTTTATATAAAAAATGCAATACCAAAAAATGTAAGAGAATATATTTTTTCCGCTTTAAATAAAAGCGATGACACAACTTCATCTGAAGAAGAAAAAGCAATAGAAGTATATAATACGATTGCAGATAATGCGTTTGTTACTGAAAAATTCTTCATAGATACAGGCGATAAGAAAAAAGGGTCTTTGATATATTTTCAGTGCTTGATTTTATTAACAGAGCAGAACATTGAAGACATGGCAGACATTGCGAATGTCGCTAATGATGAAACTCAAAGCCCGAATATTGAACCAGAGTCGGATGTTAATGAGCAATGGCAGCTCGGACCATTAAACTTTTTTGAGCATATTGGATATTACTATAATAATATTTCACCGTCTGGAGACATATCATATGATCATTTTCGTAGCGTCGAGAAATGTTTATCGATATGCAATAAATTAAATGTAAAAAATAGGGGTAGCAGTGGAAAATATATTGTTGATTTCTCTTTTTTAAAAGCTGAAATAAGAGATTTGTATTCAAAAATAGCTCAAATGTTGCCATTCGCTAGCCTAGAAGAAGGACTTGTTGATGCAGATGGAAAAGCAATATTACTTCAAGATATTGAAATAACATATTATTTTAAATATACATACGACCCGGACACTTTTGAATCCACAACCGTAGCTCTTAAACCAAATGGCCCTTGTTTTGATTTGTTAATAAATGAAAAAGCAGCAAGTAAGTATGCATTTCCTAATGAATCTTTAGAAGTTGCGTATATAAATTCATTTACTGGTTTTATGGATCAAACGTATTCAGATAATGCTTTACACTTGTGGGCAAATATCGATAGAGTAGATTCTTATTTTAAAAAGACCGAAGAGGCTGACTTTGATTTAGATTATTTTATAAAAGAGTTTATATTTCGATACAAAGAAAGACCCGAAGTAAAAGAATCTGTAAAAGTATACAATGATGGCAAAGCAAATTATAAAACAAAAGACGCGGTTGAGCAAGAAAGAACCGGCGTTACAAACACACAAAAAGCTGAAGTTTTTAAGAAGGTAAGAGAAAAAACGATACAAACAAGTGATCAAGCTTTTATAAACATTATTAAGAGTGCTAAAACCAAGTGGACCGTAAAAGATATATATGATCAAATTCTAAATGTTGTTCCTCTCACAGAGCTTATAACAACAGCTGCTGAGTGTATGTTGAAACATATAAACGTGAACCCTGCACGCAAGGTATGTCAAACTGTCATTAAAGCCTTAAAAATTGAAGAGATAGATAGAATATTAGAATATATAAATACGTCAAGTTCAGAACAAGCAGGCCGATTAAAAGATTATTTACTTGATCAAGGTTTTGATATCACACCTGGGTTCACTTCTAAAAAACAAGAAATAAAAATAGCTCTAAGACAACTATCAGATCAAGCGATTACTGATGATGATTTTTTATGTGCTGTTATATTTGCTGCTGTACCAGCAGCATTAGCTCTGCTAACTTTATTTGGTTCTTCTGATGAACTGGCTGGTATAGATAAAAAAATATTAGAGGAGACAGATAAATTTATAAAAAAAGAGTTAATAAATCCAGCTAGTGAAATATTAAACAGAGTAGAAAAAGGTTTAAAAAATCATAAATTTCTTTCATTCACTGAAGACTGGAAAAAACAACTTGTCGATCTTTTGATTGAAGTGATACAACAAGTTATAGTTGAGCTGATGAGTTACTTGATAAGAGAGATTGCTTATTTGTGTGATGGTTCAAGTAAATCAGACTTTGCTAACATGGTCGACACAGCATCTGATGATTTTAGTAATTTAGATTTTTTATCAGACACAATCACACCTTTTGATTTTACCCCACAAGATATTGTTACTGACGATGGCGTGTATGATGAAATTAAAGATCTTTTAGATGGCTATGGTGGAGAGGATGAAATTACTTCTGATTTAATTGAAGATTTTATTGCGGCTATTTTTGATTTACTAACAATATCAGAAATTTGTTCTATTGTGGGTGAAGATGGTAGTGATTTTAATTATAATATTATCATAAATAAAATTTGGACTGGCTTATTAAGCTTAGAAAAATTTAAAACAATAAAACAAACATTAAGAACAAAAAATAACTTAACCCTTTTGTTTTCAATATTTGCTAATAAAATTGACGCATCAGTTTGTTTAGAAAAATTAGAAAAATTAGAAAATACAAAAAAAGTACTTTCGGAAATATGTCTTAATACCTCAAACTCAGCATTAGTGCGAGATTTGCAAGATAAGGCGTCTGATAGCGCGATAGAGAGTTTATTAAACCAAGAGGATTCTATTTTTGATGATTTGATTTCTGCAATTCACGATTTAAAAAATCCGGAAAAAGCAGCCGGCTCACCAGTTGTTTTTTGTGGTCCCGAAGCAGAGCGCGCCGGCGCAACGCCATTAATACCATCTATGCAACATTCAAGTATTACATACTTGGATCAACAATTTTTAAAGACATCATTAAGCGGGTCTGTTGCCTTGTTTGAATCTAATTTAAATTCTTTTAAATCAATCATGATGAATTTAGAAGGAATTAGCGACCCATCAGATATATTGAACAAAATTAACAATGCTTCTGGTAATGTTGTCGGCGCTATGGCCACTTCATATGGTCTTGGTGGCGACGGCTCGGGTGTCACACTTCGGCCTGGAGAAGAACCACTTAAAAAAGATCAATTAGATCAAAAAGTGGCAAGCAATGCAAAGATAGCGAGTTCTGTACAAGCGGCCTTATTAAGTCTTTTAAGCGTCAATGTATCTCAAGTAAATCAAGAGGAAGAGACCGTGACTCTCGGTACAAGTGTAAATGATGATTTAATACAACTAAAGTATGATTTTCCAAATGAAAAAATTACGCTCGGTATAACCAACGAAATAACGGGTCAAAAAATAGAAAATGCAACAGGTTTAACTAATATAAACTATCAAACGATAAGAGATATCGTACAAGCAAACTCCACCAATACCAGTAATGTGGTCGATAATGCCGTGTTTAATCAACTTGATTTAGATTTTTATGGTAATTTGAATGCACAAATTATCAAAGAACATGCAGAATTCGTATCTGCACAGGATCTTTTTACCACTGCGAGGTTTGATCAATTAAAACTAAATAGAAAAAACCTCTGTGAACAATCAATTTTTATTATTCAAGATATTATTGAGGACGCAAAGAACAACATCGAAGCTATTGAGTGTAAATATGGTCTTGGTGCCACTCCGACTGCGAGAGAATTAGGTCAAATATATGCCGCCATAGTAGCGTATATTAGAGTTATAACTGCTAACGAGATGTTAAAAAGCATTTTTGTTTTTGCTTCTTTTAGCATTGATGCGCTGCTGCCGTCACCAGAAGAACAGGACGCATCTTTTTATTTTCAGTATATTGTTCAACAAGTTACAGCAAGAATAATGACCAGTACTGAGGGGCAGTTCCTCTTTAATCTTGAAAATTATATGGTACTGGTTTATTCTGCGATTGAAAATATAGAAACGGTTGCAGCACAGCAAGTTTATGAAGCAATAATTGGAAAATCAATTGCAAAAATTCAATCTAAATTTAAACAAAGACTAGAGAACGCGGGGTATGACACAGCCATCGGCGCGCTTGAACAGGAATATACTGAAGACATTCCTTATAAGCAAGTTTACTCAAATTTAGATTCTTTTATAGGCAATGGCTATTTTGATCACGATCCAGATCTCCCGGTTAAATTTAACTCAAAAGAATTATTTGTTGATATAACGGCAGAATCCAATACTGTAGTAACTCCAAATTTCACTAGATATCATAATTTTAATAGTTCTAGACTTAAAAATGGTGGATTTTTTGTTGAATATGGTGTTGATTTTAGAAGAATGTACAAAGGAGATACAAACGCTGTCTATACAGAAGAATTACACCAATTAATACTAGATGAATTAAATAAAACCGAACTGGCTCTTTTTGGAGAAGATGGCGAACCATCGACCTACTACCCCTCTAGCGCTCCAAATAGCGATTATATGCCAGACGGCTGGCTTCTTCCACCGCGAGTGAAAACCATTTCAGACTACGGTACACAATTGGGTGTCTATAATTTAGCTGATGTATACACCTATAACATTAAATTTGGCTCTTTAAAATTTTTATTTGGCACCAAAGCAGTAGGACCAGAAAACGAACTAAAAGCGGCATTTCAAGTGAAAAATACTTTTACTGAATTTACTAGTGATCAAATAAGCAATTTAGCGGCACAAGAGGGGACAAGTGGCGTTATAGGCTTTAATTTTGATAAAATGTTTGATGCTTTAGAAGAATTGAGAACTTTTCTTGAAACTAATTTAGATACAACTGGCGATACGTATACCCAATTAAAGAACGTGACTGGTCCGCAAGGTATTTTCAGCAAAAACGTATTCTTTAATAGACTGCACCAGTACGCTGCTTACAACTTACTTCTAAGAGTCGACGGCAACCCTCAATTACAAGCGCTGCATGAGGATTTTAAAAACAAATATGCATTTACTCCTGTAAGTTCTGAAGGGTTATCTGTCCTTGACGTCGCCGCAGGCATCAACGCCCCGGTCGTAAAGTCTATGGTTTTTGATAAAAACTATTTTATTAGATCTGAAGGGATTTTATATTTTAAACTTCCATTATTATATTTTAGAAGACGCCCGGGCGATGCATCGCCAAGCACAATCGGTGGCATAAGCACTACTGATTCACCTGATTTTTCAATTACATCTAATTTGAGGGAGGCTTACAACGCAAGTAGGTTCGAAGGTCTGACCATTAATACTATAACAAAAGAATTAAGAAATATTGTTTATAAAGATCAAAACTTTAAAACGCTTATAAACAATATTCAATATAAAAATATTTTATCTTTTGTAACGATTTTAGTAACTGAACTAGTTCAAAGAGATTATCCTTTACTTAATAGTGCTTTTGATACAACTTTACTAAACTTAAGATCAAATATTGATCAATTAGTAAATATAGCAAATAGGAATAACGATCCAGATTTTTATCAAAAATTTCCTGCAAATGGGCTTCAAGACCCAAATCAACAGTTTAATTTAGATTTAGTTTCATTATTCTTGAATGCACTCTTAAAGGGTTTGGCAAACACTGTTGATCCAACTTGGGTAACGCCATGGCTTTTTCCTGGACCATTAACACCAATTGGAGTTATAGCAAAGATTTTAGACGGAGGGTCAAGCGGTGGTACCGGGAACGAGACAAGCCAGCTTAGTGAAAAAATAAACCAACAACAGGTTAAGAATGCAATTCAAAATGACTTAGAATGTAATGATGATTAAAATGAAGATGGTTAGTAATTTTCAATAAAACTATTTATAAAAAAGGAGCATTATAATGCCGGTTGGATTTGACGCAGCTTTGCCTTTGGAAAAAGATGATAATGATGGGTTTTACGGTTTAACCAAAACAATAAAAGAAAATACCCGACAAAAGATTAAAATGTTAATGCTGACTAGCCCCGGGGAAAGAATAATGATACCTGATTACGGAGTTGGGCTCAAGAAGTTTTTATTTGAAAACACTCCAGAATTTGATATTTTTTCTAGAATTAAAGAGCAAGTTACAACCTATTTACCTGAGATAAGCATTATTTCACTGCAAATAGGGAAAGCAGATGATAAATTAATTGCCAAAGTGGGACAAAAAAACACTTTATCGGTGTATTTTTCATATCTAATAAATGGCATTAACCTGAAAGATACTTTGAAAGTTGTTGAAACTATTGATGCGTAAGGGAAAAATATATGTCTGAAAGAAAACCAGCGATAAATTATACCAGTAGAGATTTTGTAACAATAAAAAGAGACCTAGTTGATCATGCTAGAAGATATTATCCAGACACATTTAAAGATTTTACTGTAAACTCTTTCGGATCTTTAATGTTAGATACGGTTTCTTACGTGGGTGATTTGCTTTCATTTTATTTAGATTATCAAGTGAATGAAAGTTTTTTATCAACTGCAACAGAGTATGACAATGTTTTAAAAATCTCCAGACAATTGGGACTCAAGCCAGATTTATCTCCTGCATCTTTTGGAATGTTAACTTTTTTCATATTGATTCCAGCCAATAACTCGGGCGCCCCCGATTATGATTATGCCCCAATATTAAAGTCTAACAGCCAATTTAGAAGTACCTCTGGTAAAACTTTCACTCTTTTAGAGGATGTAAATTTTAAAGATACACAAAACAATGAAATCGTAGTTGGTCGAGTTGATAATACAACCGGTGTCCCAATATCATTTGCCGTGCGAGCAAGAGGACAAGCTATATCTGGAGAATTAGCAGTGCTACAAGCAAATGTTGAAGATTATGTTAAGTTTAGAAGAATTGAGGTGCCGGGAGATAATATAACAGAAATAGTGTCAGTTATAGATTCTGATGGAAATCCTTATTTTGAAGTTGATTATTTATCTCAAAACACGATATATGTGCCGGTAATAAACTCTGGTGAAAATAGTTCAACAGTGCCAAATATACTAAAGCCTTTAGCAGTACCAAGAAGATACACAGTCCAAAAAGAAAGAGGCAGCGTTTTTCTTCAATTTGGATTTGGTAAAAATGAAAATGTTGAAGAGGTGTTAGATCCGAGTAACATTCTTACGAGAACTCACGGAAAAAATTATATATCTGATGATTCTTTTGACCCAGCCTCATTAATAAAAACAGATACGCTAGGAATATCCCCAACAAATACCAGCTTGACCATAATATACAGAATAAATGATTCGGCTGCAACAAATACTGGAATTGGCACGATTACTAATGTAGTGGAGCCTATCTTTTCTTTTCAAAGTGAAGAATCTTTGAACTCTACCTCTACACTTTCTGTTACAGATAGTCTAGAAGTTATAAACGAAGAAGCTTTTGTTGGTGGAGATCCATTTCCAACATCAGATGAACTTAAAGAAAGAGCATATGGTGTGTATGGAATGCAAAATAGAATTGTTACCAAAGAGGATTTTATGACTGCGGCTTACAACATGCCGCCAAGTTTTGGTTCGATAAAAAAAGTTAATGTTTATCAGGACTCTGATAGCTTTAATCAAAGAAACATAAACCTTTATGTTTTATCAAAAGATAATTTAGGTAATTTAATAAAATCAAACAATACTATAAAGACAAACTTAAAAACATATTTAAATCGTTTTAAAATGATAAACGACACAATTGATATTTTAGATGCAAATATAATAAATTTGAGGATAAACTATAGAGTTACAGGATTTCCTGATACTGGTGGCTACGCAGTGTTAGATTCTTCAAAAGAGAGCTTGGCGAATTTCTTTCAAACCAGGAAAAACTTTGAAATCGGAGAGCCATTTAGCATAACAGACGTCTTCTCTGTTTTAAAAAATTCTCCACTTGTTTTGGACGTAATAGACGTAGATGTTTCCCTTGTAACGGGTGTTGATTACTCAGACAGTAATTTTTCTGTTGAATTAAATAAAACCAAAGATGGAAGAAAAATAAATTGCCCACCAGATTCCATATTTGAAATTAAATTTCCAAATACAGACATTATAGGGACAATTCAATAATGGCGATAAAAAGATATTATGCTACAAAAGATAATACGATAACAAATGCTTTCAAATCAAACTTAACTATCCGCGGCGTAAGCGGAAATATGGGACAGTCTGATATTCTTGAAGTTTTTAGTATATATGGACAGGTAAGTTCAAGTACCGAGGGGTTCTCTTCTGAGCTATCAAGAGTTTTAATAGAATTTGATATTAATACTATAAACGCAGATAGAACAAGCAATTTAATTCCAGCGTCTGGTAGCGTTAACTTCTTTTTAAAAATGTATGATGCGGAACACACCCAAACTACTCCAAAAAATTACGAACTAGTGGTTCAAGCAATTTCACAATCTTGGGATGAGGGCCTCGGCTTAGACATGGAGGAATATAGAGATTTAGATGCATCAAACTATATTTCTGCCTCTAGTGGTGTTCCCTGGGCAGAGAATTCTGGTAGAGCCACTGCTTTAATTGAAACAGTTGCAAAGGAATTGCTTACTGCAGGTACGTTTAGATTAACAGACGCAGACGGCACCTCAACAACATATGGGTTTACGGCAGGTGTAAACGTATCAGCAAACACTACAGCTTATACCCCTGGTACTACTGTTAACATTGGTATTGACGGCATGGCCGGCGGCGATGCTGGAGCTACTGCAGATCAAATTATTGCGCGCATTAATGCCGGTACGAATATCGGTTTTGCCGCATCAAAAACAGGTAATAATGTTCTTGTAACTCAGAATACTGCTGGTACCGTAGGCAACAAAACGAACGCACAGGATTCAGGCATGGGTTCTTTTGTCGTTAATAATTTTACAGGTGGCGCCAATGTTGAAGGTGGTAGTTATGTTGAAAACAACGAATACATTTTTACACAATCATTCGATACAGGGTTTGAAGACCTAGAAGTGGATGTAAGTTCCCTAGTAGAAGATTGGATCAAAGGGCCGGATAATAGTGGCTTAAGTAACTTTGGATTTGGCGTACGATTAACGGGATCAGATGAGGCTGAAGAAGATTCCTACTACACTAAAATGTTTTTCGCTCGTGGTTCACAGTTTTTCCATAAGCGTCCAATTATCGAAGCGCGCTGGGATGATAGTAAAAAAGACAATAGAGGTGATTTTTTCTTAAGCTCTTCTCTTGTTTCAGCAGCAGATAATCTGATGAGATTATATCTTTATAATGTAGTCAGAGGTGAGTTAAAAGATATTCCAGGCCTCGGTACTACCGGTGGCAAAAAAGTATTAAATGTAAACATATATAGCGGTACAACTGGTCCGCTTGGGTCTAAGCTTAAATTACCTGTTGGTGGCGATGTTAAAGCCAATGGACACACAAACATTACCGCATCTCGTATCGAGACTGGTATTTACTCTTGTTCTTTTGCGTATGCTTCATCATCTATTACATCAATTTTTGATGTTTGGAGTAGTGGAAACATTGAGTATCACACCGGCTCAAAAGTTAGTGTGCAAACTTTTAATAGTGAAAATTATAATTTTGATCAGAGATATGTTTCTAAAGTCACAAATTTACGTTCAGTTTATGGTAGAGGTGAAAAGGTAAGATTTAGACTTTATACTCGTCAAAAAGATTGGTCCCCAACTATTTATACAGTAGCGAATAACAACATAGAAACTAGCATAATTGATAATGCTTATTATCGCTTTACAAGATTAAGTGATGATCTAGAGGTTATTCCTTTTGGGACTGGTTCCCTAAACCACACTCGATTATCTTATGATGCGAGTGGTAGCTACTTTGATTTAGAAATGGCCTTGTTTGATTCCGATACGGTTTATGAATTGAGCTTTGCTTATTTAATCAATGGAAGTTATGTTGAGCAACCAGAAAGGTTTAGGTTTAGAGTAGAGTAATATGTCCTTAAAAGATTTATTTAAAGAAAAAAATTATAAATACCTATCAAACACTTCTTTAAACTCTTTAACCTCAAGTGGTGTTGAATCAGCTGATTACGCTAGAGAATTTATTAAAGAGGAGACCAGATTTGTACCACTCGTAGATTACTCTAAACCTGCAAATTTTGCACGTTTTGGATCTGCAGAAAAGTATTATTATGACTCCATAACAAGAATTTACAATACATATCCATACGACGGTTCTAAAAAAGAAAAAATTCTTTGGGAACTTTCCTCTTCAGGTCTAGACTTATATCTTTTTGACAACGGATATCCTAGAACAACTGGCTTTGCTGTGCTTTCTACAACTAGCCCCAATGCAACGGATACATCCACAAATTATAGTGTCTGGGGATCTTACGGCGCTGCAGGTACAGCCAGTTATGAGTTTATTTCTTTCAATGGCGGACCTCATGCTGGTGTCGGCTCCTTTCCTCATATAGACCCGGATACAGGAGAAGCACACTATAGAGAAGACGCTAATTTATATGACTTATCAAAAAATAGAGAGTGTAACTTAAAAATAGGCGGAAACGATGGCAATACCGTAGAGTTTTGGCTTAAAAAAGACGCTTTTAATGCCGCGGCAACACAGACCGAGGTTTTGTTTGATATCTTTACTACAAGTTCAATATCTTCAAGTTTAGATTATGGTCGCTTGACTGTTGAGATGTCTGGTACTTCAACTGGTTCGCCATTTTTTGTAACTTATATGTCTGGTACCAACGGAATATCAAAAGAACAGATTGGCAACTCTTTAACCCCTGCATCTATTACAGATGGCAACTGGCACCACTATTCATTGAGATTTAGAAATGAAGGTTCAAATACTTCAGTAGATCTTTTTGTAGACGGTCAGTTTAATGATAATATCAAAACAGGCACAACGGTTGACTATGTAAGTGGTACAATTGTTGGTACAATTGGAGCGTTAGCCACACACCCATCTGGAACTCACGCCGGCGCTCCGCAGGCTGCAAAAGGATGGGGTAAATTATCAGGTTCCATAGATGAATTTAGATTTTGGAAAATCTGGAGAAACTCTAAACAGATACAAACCAGATGGTTTGATCAAGTTGGTGGTGGAACAAATACGGATGATGCAAATACAGATTTAGGTTTATATTATAAATTTAACGAGGGTATTACACTAACAGCATCAACAGATTCAAAAGTTTTAGATTATTCTGGTAGAGTAAGCAATGGTACTTGGACAGGATATTCATCAACACATTCTAGGGATACTGGCTCTGCTATTGATAGTTCTAATTTAACCTCTTACAGCGGTAAAGAGTTTAAAGATCCAATAATTTATTCTTTTCACCCTGATGTAGTTTCATACTTAGATAAAAATAGAAAGCGCGGCCGCTCTTATGATTATAAGAACCCATCTACAATATACTACTCACTTCCAAGTTGGATATTAGAACAACATGATACAAGAGATTTAGATGGCGATGGTATAATAAACAATTCAATATTAAACTTAACCCAAATTATGAGCAGCTATTTTGATAATGCTGCAAATATGATGGATTCAATGCCTTCTTTAGCACAAAATGATTATTTTAGCGGTTCTCAAAAACCAGTTCCTTTTATGGGAAGAATATTAGAATCAAAGGGTTTTGCTGCTCCTGAACTTTTCAACGCTATTGAAGCGCTAGAAAAATTTGAAAATAGAGATACCAACTCTTTATACACAGAGAAAATATCAGATATTAAAAACATAATATACAAAAACATTTATAACAATTTAACTCTTATTAATAAATCAAAAGGAACGGAAAAATCTTTTAGAAACCTTATTAGATGTTTTGGTGTTGATGATAGTGTTTATAAATTAAATATTTATTCCAATAATGTTGATTATGTTTTAGAAAATAACGCTAGATCTGTCTCAGAGCGCCATAGAATGATTAATTTTAATCTGCGTAAAAACTTAGGGTCAACCGTATATCAATACTCTAGCAGTTTAAATCCAAATTCAACGACAACGTTCCTATCAGCAAGTAATAATCTTAATCCTGATACTTCTCAAGAAGCTGGTATACCTTTTAGCATTGAATCAAACATTGTCTTTCCCAATAGAGTTCGACAAGGAGAATTCCATACTTTAAGAAATGGAGATAAAGTAGTAAGAAATAATTATCCATTAATGCTTACTTCAAGTTTGTTTGGTATGCATACAGCTATTATGTCTGTACCGGGAGTTACACAGTGGGCCGCTAACGATTATGCTAACTTTATCGCACAAGCACGAAAACCAAATAAGTTTTCAGATAAAGCAAAATTTGTTTTAACTGGTACAGCAGGTGGTTTTGCACATCCAGCGTTAGAGTCGCCGCTAATAAATGATGTATATAACGATTCTGCGTTTAGTTTCTTGGTTAGCTTATATCCAGAAAAAATAGAAAATACCGACGAAGTGTCTGGTACTCTCGGAGGACTAACAGACTATACATTAGAATTTACTGGTATAAGAAGAGTTTTAGATGTCTCTCTAGAGGAATTTACAGTAACCAGAACAATACCTGCAGCCAATGCAGTTAAGATATTAGCATCGCCTAAAAGAGTATTTGTCGGTTCACACAGAACAAACTTTACAGGGTCTCTGATAGACAAATCAGATGTAAAAATAAACACTATTCGAGCGTGGCAAAACAGATTAACAATAGATGACTTGAGGCTTCATGCTTCTGATCCAAATAACTATAGCATTAAAGATCCTCAAGAGAATGCGTTCTTGTTTAACACAAGCATTAATAATGTTTATGTGCCAAATAAAGAAACATTATTACTTCATTGGAATTTTGATAACGTTACAGGGTCAAGTGCCGCCGGCGGTTTTGTTGTAGAAGATTTAACTTCCGGGTCCTTAAATCAAATACCCAGATATGGATTTTTATCAAATATAGTAAGCAAACAATTTACCGGTATTGGTTTTGGTTTTGCTACAAGCAGCACAGATGTAGTCACAATTGATGAACTAATAACTCACAAACAAAGTCTACCAGAGGTTTTAAATTCAGAAAACACAATTAAAGTCCTGCAAAACGATGATATATATTTTGATAGAGATTCTAGACCTACATTTTTTGATTTGTATATAGAAAAAAGTCCGTATCAAAACTTATCAGAAGACATGTTAAAATTTATGTCAACCGTGGTTGATTTCAACAATCTCATAGGTCATCCGGTTGATAAATATCGTGGAGAGTATAAATCATTAAAAATGCTCAGACAGCTGTTTTTTCAGCGAATGGATACACCGAACATAGATAAATATGTTGAATATTTTAAGTGGTTTGATTTAGCAGTTTCTGCAATGATTCAAAAACTTGCACCGATGTCTTCTGGTTTAGATGAAAAGCCTTTAAGAAATATAATTGAATCTCATATTCTTGAAAGAAATAAATACCAATCAAAGTTTCCAACATATGAGTTTAAACAAAGTGACCCTGAAGCATCTTTATTGGGTATTAATGAATTAACGTATCCGTGGAAAGAAGGACACGCACCAGTAGATCTTGGTCAAATCAAAGCCACTGCAACAATGACAGGTATATTGGATGACAACACTATACCTACAGCGCTTGATACTCAAACTATTATAATCACAGATACTGTTGGGTTGACAAAAACATACAAGTTTTTAAATGGCGGTGGAAAATCTACCGGTGATTTGGATAGTGGCGCTGTCGTAATTCAGCTGACGGGCGAAAACACTAAAGAAGGTTTGGTAGACAACATTGAGCAAGGTATCGAAAGCACTAATGGACACAATGGCTCGATTGTTGTAACAAGAGATGGAGCCGTCATAACATTAACACAAGCCACTGCCGGTTTCAAGGGGGGAACAACAATTACATTTTCTGCTGGAATTGACACCAGCACTGAACTCAGTAAAACTAATTTTGTATTCGCCCCAAATACAGATGAAAATTGTCTATGGTGGCAAGAACGCGCAGAAAAAAATAGAACACCCAGTGGAGACACAAGCATAGATTCTGATCGTCAAGAGGTGCTAGACGTTTTAAATAATCTTAACAACGCAACTCCACCAAATTTCAGTGATGGAACCACCACCTATCAAGGATCAACTTATGTCATTAGAAAACTTGCAAAGCCTTATAGAATTCACGGCTCAAATGAACCTGCGATTCACGGTGGTGCTAATTCATATGAAAACAAAAAAGTTGGATTCTGGGATTCCTCAAGAAAGTTAACATCTCCAAGTGAAGGTGAAGGTGTTGGTAGTATATTACAGGTTTTACCAACTGATTTGGACAACTTTAAGGATTGCGATGATAATTTAGAATTAAACTTAGGAAAGAGAAAATATTCTTTCACAGCTAATAGTGGGTATTTAAATTCTGTAGTGTACAACTCACAGAGCATTGCATTCCCTGGCGATGATGCTTCTACAAACCCACTTTCAGAATTAATTACAGTAGCTGATTCTGATGATTTAAGTTTTGGCGCCGATGGCACCGCAGGAAACGAACCAGAGTTTTCTATTTCTGCTTGGGTTTTTATGAAAGATGCGAGTACTTTTCAAATTTTAGGAAAAAGAGAAAATCCTGGTTCGGGCGGCACCGGAGTAACAGCTGAGTACTCTTTATCGACCAACGGCAGCGATAAATTGGTTTTTTCAATCTTTGATGAGGTTAATTCTTTGGCTGGCGGCATATCTAGAACTACCACAAGCGATAGTAGTTTAACCCATTTAGAAAATACCTGGGTGCATATAGCAGCGACATATGATGGTTCTACTAATGATTCTGGATTAACTTTGTATATTAACGGCTCGACCGTTGCTTCTACCGGTGCGTCAGTTGGTGCATATACCGCAATGAACAACACCGATGCTAAATTATATATTGGTAGAGTGCAAAGCTCTTCTATGAATCCAATGACCACAGATGGATTTATAGATGAAATTGCATTGTTTTCTGATGAGCTTACCTCGGCAGAAGTAGCAGAGTTATATAACGATGGTCAAGTTTTAGATTTGGTTAATAAATTTTCTGCTGCCGGAGACATTGTTTCCTATTGGAGAATGGGAGACAAAAAAACTGGCACTAGTCCAAATTACACAATAGTAGATCAAGTGGGAAGTAACAACGCCGTAATGAGTGAATTTAACGGTAATTCTACCAGTGGTGTATCTTCATTCGCCGCTCCCCCCAGCACACTTTCTCAACTGAAACTTAATGCAAATGACGGCTTGTTAAAGATTAAAGGGAATATGATATTCCCATTTAGTGTTTACAGTTCTTCAGTTGATTCAAATCCAGCATACGGAGATTTAGAAGACTTCCAAACAAATCTAGCTATAACAAACTTGCATCATGATAGTTATGGCCCTTTTAATGATGTTCCAATGCAGGGGCCATTTACAGAGAAATATGTCGGTGGACGACCCTATCGCCACGTAATGACTAACTTTACACCTGATAATGATCCTCCTGATGAAGAGGGTGGAAGACTGGAAGGGTGGAAGCTTACTGCCGATGCAAGCGCGTTGGATTTAGTTAATATTAACCCAGAATTTCCAAAATCTGTTTATTTTAGAGAGGAATATGCAAAGCGTCCTGTAAACATTAAAAACATCCAGCAGTTAACGAGTGCTGTCGAGACACAAGATCAGTTTACAGACGCGCTTGATGTTACAAAGATAGGCAACTACTCCGAAACTTATGAAATTGTAATGACTAATGGCCGATCAATAAACAATCGGTATTTAGCAGAATCTGATGGCTTGCTTCCAACAACTTCACAAACATCCACTGCAGTTTCTGGTATTTTTGATTTTTCATTACCAAGAAGAGATTTGACCGGTTCGAATAAAGCTATTATTGTGAATCGCTTCTCTGCCCCCGGTGATCCATCAACAATGGCCGAAGGAATGCTGGATATTGCAGCCGCCGAGTTTAGTGTCTATAATGCATTGCCCTTTAGAAACTTAGCTGTTCGCGAGCCTTTACAAGAACTTTTAACAGACCATGCCAATCAGTTTGGTTATTTTAGTGATGCTAGAGCAGTTGCAGATTACGAAAGAGCTAGTTGGAAAGATTATCCTGGTGGTAACTCCAGTGTAGAAGATGATGTCCCGGCCACAGCGACGATGACTGGTATATTAGATAATAATACCATACCTACAGCTCTTGATACTCAAACTATTATTATAACAGATGCTGTTGGGCTAACAAAAACATACAAGTTTTTAAGTGGCGGCGGCAAATCAACTGGCGATATCGACGGCGGTTCCGTTGTAATACAGTTATCAGGTGAAGACACTAAAGAGGGTTTAGTCGACAATATAAAACAAGGGATTGAAAGTGCAAACGGACATGCAGGATCAATCACTGTGACAAGAAATGGTGCTGTCATAACATTGACACAACCGATCATCGGCACCACCGGAAATACAACTATTGTATTTTCAGCTGGAATTGACACTAGTACTGAATTAAGCAAGACTGACTTTGCCGGAGGTATAAGTGAATATGCAGGCACTGGCTCATTCCACAAGGTAAACAGAAATACCAGAAAACAACCAGCATTTGCAAATGAATTAAGTTCATATGAAAACAAAGGGTTGGTTGCAATTGAAAATTCTTTTGATAACTTTTTTGTCAAACACCAGATACCACAAACCGATGTGCAATATGCTTGGATTACAGCGAGCATTACATCGAGCTATAGCGGTTCTGCTCTTTTCGGCTTTGAGCAGCCAGACTTTAGTAATGCAAGTTTCGCTTCTACTGATTTGATTTTTGAATCGATAAGTTTTGTTGGAAGTGCAGATTGTGATGGAACTGGATTAACATTTGGATATTACAGTGGTTCTGATAGTTTTACTGGAAAAGGCAATAGTTCGGCGGTTTGTGGCGGCGGCGCAGCTTTTACTAGTGATCTGGTGAGAACTCCATTCGTTGGATTGAATATCAACATAAGAGAACCTGTAACACCTTCAGAAAATTATTTAGGATTTCCTGCCGGCACCCCGGTGTTTGATTCAGCAGTTGCAAATGCGCAGTATTTTAATAGAGATTTTATTGAAAACGGTATCACTGGCTACGGTGCAACAGCTTTGTTTAATGCATTAATTTTACATCGCCAAGGTCCATATGGCGGTTCAAACTGGAAACTCTACAGAAAAGAAAATCATCCAATTGTAAGAACACATAGAGGTGAGAATAGAATCAGTTATCTTATCACTGAAAATCAATTAGAATCAACAATTGAACCACCAATAACAAGCAAATACAAACAAATATCACACAAGTTGATTATTAAGAACGGAGTGTCTACCGATTCAGATGATTTAAATTTCAGAGATGTAATGGTTAAACACACTTATCTTAACAATATTGCATTTTTTACAGACCATAGTATTGATGGGTTCAACTTAGATAATAGAATACTAGACCCGAATAAAAATCTAAAGTCAGAGCAGCAATTGCTTGACGTGATAAACTATTATCTTTATTCACCAGCTGAGTTTCAAGGTGCACCAGAACTAAACCCTATAAGTGAATTAATATCATATACAATAGCAGAAACGGTCTTTCCTAAAGGAAAAAATACCTATCTTACCAAAGTTAGAGATCGTAACAATTTTGTTAGTTTGTTTTGGAAAGGTGATGCCTCAGATCCCGCATCTCAGAATTTAAGAATAAAAGAAAACGTTGCTAACTCAATGAACTATACTATTCCAACACAAAGTATTTTTGCATTAGATGGTCGACTTAATATCGCCACCGCAACACCTCAAACCGGCGGGTTTGACGGAGCCGGCGAATTACAAAACAATGGTGTGGTATATCGCGATAAGAATGGTCATTTTCTTGTAAGTCCTTTGTATTCCTTACCAATAAGTTCTTCTGAAACGGCTGGTAATGTGTTTATTGATACTGCTTGGGATGCTGGTTTACAATCTGGACTCGATCCATCTTACACAACATATGCAGACTTTGCGAATGAAATTAGAAGAATAGGAAAAGACCATTCTGTTTTGCCAGAGTTTAGAATATCCGAATACATGTCTGATTATGTTGAAAGTGGCTTTGATATAAATGCAAGAAATCCGATAGTAAACCCAGGAAAACCATTTTTAGATTTAACCGGCTCGTCGGTGTTAGACGCCACGAACCCAGAATTTTACAAGACTTATAGCACTAGTGATATATTAGAATTCTTTGACATAAGATCCGATACTAACGACAACACCGCTCTCGATAGTATTAAAATGCGTTGTAAAGCAATGATTAAATTTTTACCTTATGATGGTTTCTACCCAGTTCAAAGAACAGTTCAATTAGCTAATATATTTAGTTCTTCTTTTATGCCTGGTCTAAGCTCTGGGTCGGCAAGAGCAGGATTAACACCTTTCTTTGCACCGGGAATTATGTATAATTCAATCAAGGCGGGTATAGCAGTTGATTTTCCAATGCCTATACCGGCCCCAGGTGTGAGTCCATCCCGCGCGAGTGTATATGTAACATCTTCAGGCCAGTCGAATGGCCCAACTTATAAATCTGATGGATCTCAACATTTTAGAAGAATACCTTTTGAGGCTATTGTTGCACCGGATAGTTTTTTACGCCCGGGCTCAGCTAATTGGTATGATATGCACATTGCAGATCAATCAATCGCAAACCAAAAAACTAATCACACGTCATACGCAGGCACAGCCTCGGGATTAGAGGGACGTTATATTTTTAATATTTCTGAAAATCAAAGTTCAATTTTGTATTCATTAGCAGCTAATAACTTTTTTGCAGAAACAATTAATTTTTTCCTTCCTGGCGGTAGAATGACTAGATTGGTTTCTTTACCGGATGACCATCCTGACTTTGGCGCCAATACGAAGACTATGCTAAATCCTGGCGGCAAATTTTTTGAAGAGTATAGAATGAGTATCACAGTGTCTGATACTATTAACCAGGACGCCCGGACTAGACAATATGAAAACTATGCTCACGAGGATGCATATGGAATACCTTTCCAAAATAATGGTATAGGCAACTTTGATTACAGTGCGCACGCACCGCTTTATTTAACACCGGGTAAAGGAGGCACCACGACTGGTTTTGCAAGATTGGATTTGGTTTATAGACCTGAAGACCCTACAGACCCGGGACTTCTTACTCTCAATGAAATTATCAATGGTCTGTCTGCTTCATTTACGCGAAACAATTCACTTGATAGTAGTGCAACAAAATTCTCACAACATTTTACCTCTTCGTTTAATGTTGGCCGAGCATCAATTTTTGAAACAGATTTTGATCCTGAAACTGGAGATCCGCTAGTTGTAAAGAAAAGCAGCCCTATTGATCTCATGATTATTGAACCAAAATGGGAATGCCCGATGTTAAACTTTAAAAACGTAACTCAGTCGACCGTTGCGGCCACAGGAGACACAGGAAGAAACGGAATGTGGCATCAATTTGCCCGGGCAAATAATGAGCGTCAAGGAGTGTTTATTAAGATTGACCAAGAAAATTTCTCAGGGGCTGGCAATGTGCAACTTACAGGATCTCTAGCAGATCTTATGGGTTTTGATAAAACCGGCGCGAAGTTGCCACAACGGTTAGGTAAATTAAGATCAACTAAAGAAATTAGCGAAGCAGTTGTTGCGATCCCGTACATGGTTAAGAACAATCAAAAGCAAACGTTTAAAATTTCAAGAAAAGCTATTGATCTGGCTGAAAAAATAATTAATAATCCAACGACACAGCTTATTGCCTCTGATATTATTGTCGACGAAAGTATTATTGATATGGTTCGTAAAATGAAAAAATATGTTATACCACCACATATGGATTTTGTAAAATTTCAACCCGAAGGTATTTTAGGTGGACCATCAGGAATTGATAGTCTACAAGAACAAATTCAAGGCGGACCTTTTGCAATGTATATATTTGAATTTAAACAAACTTTGAATAAGCAAGATTTAGCGAATATATGGCAAAATCTACCACCAGAGTCAATTGGTGCCACGCCGTTTTATCATGAAAGCGATGAAGTAAGCATATCTCATAAGATTTTTAACACAACTGCATTAAATTTAATTAATGGCAAAAAACCACTTATAAATCCAGCTCAAATTGCAAAGTCACAAAAAATTGTAGAAGATATACAATGGATGGTCTTTAAAGTTAAAAAACGTGCAGAAGTAAATTATTTAGATAAAACTAGTGATATAAACGACGGCGGCGAGAAATTTAAATTTACATTTGGAAGTCAAGAAGATTCATTCCCAAAAATTAATTTTAACTGGCCTTATGATTTCTTTAGCATGGTAGAATTAGTAAAAATAGATGCTGAATTAACAATGGCACCACAGAACGGAAAGGTTATAGAAACAAAACAAATAACCAATGAGTTTGGCGCCCCAATCATAGATCCAGAAGATAAAACACCACCTCCAGCGCTTATAGATACGCCTGCTGCTACATCTCCTGTTAATTCTCCAGGCCAGACTGCCGGCGGACTCGCGCCAATTGGTGGAGACTCTCAAGCTAATACAATATTTGCGGCCGAGGGCGCAGATGATCGCACACGCGGCGCCCAACAAGCAACATTAGAAACTCAGCGTCGTGCTGGTGGTGCTGGCGTACCCCGTTCATCGGCTAGTGATGTGAGCCCTACAAGTGGCCCATCGCCGCGAAACACAGCAAATTTTGTTCGAATAAATCCTGGTAGCATCTTTGGCCCTCTCCCTAGATCCGGTGGCGGCTTTCCTCGTGGTGGAGGATCTGGTGGAGGTACTAGTTACTAATAATGAGTTATTTAGATTCAAAAGAACAAGTAATTGATTTAAAGCTTACTACATATGGCAAATATCTTCTCTCCATAGGCAAGCTCCAGCCGGTGTTTTATGCTTTCTTTGATGACGATATAATTTACGATAGCGCATATGCCGGCGTATCTTCTGAAGTGCAAAGTGAAATAGAGCCAAGGATTCAAGAAGAAACACCTAGATTTCAAACACAAGTAAACTATTCTAGCAAAAACCCTGCTATATTCATCCCACAGTATACTCGCCACTTTGAAATTTCAACTGTAAACGATTTGATAATTGGAGAATCATTTAATAGTTACGCGGGCATCAATGGATTACCCGCTTTCGAATCTGCAGTTTACGATGGATTAGTCAATGTTCAAAATCAACCTGAAAAACTAGAAGCTTTGCAAAATTCAATTTCTTTTTCTAATCCAAATACAGAATTTGCGCCGTCATGGAACGTTGCGTTTCTTAAAGCTCCGCTATCTTCTTCTGTCAATCATTTATCAATTTCAAGTAGTTTAGGAGAAAAGTTTTTAAATATACCTCAATTAAATGCTAATATCTCTTATCAAGTTATTAAAAATAGTCGTTCTTATAATCTTTTAAATGCATACGGCGGTATTCAAAAATTTGGTGGACCCTCTGATTTTGTTCAGGCCGGCGCCGGACAACGAACTGGAGAAGATGCATTTTTATTAGAAGAAGATTCTCTTAGTTTTCAAAATGGCGCAAGCGTAGATGTAATCGGTGATGCGATAGTATTAAGAATTGAGGAATCAAATCTTTTTTTTGAAGAAGAAAATTTTGATATTGAGTTGTTTGAAATTCAAGAGGTGAGTGGTAAAGAATCTTTAAGTCAAATACAATTTTATAAAGATTTAGATGTATTGTCTAGTGATCTTTTGAATGGTCAATTGAACTCAAATGCCGCAGAGAAGTATTTTGAAATTTTAATAGATGGGGAAATACCGGAAAGATTAATGTGTCCTTTAATACAAGATGATAAGTCTAAACAATTTTATATTAGTAAAATATTTGATTGTGAAGATTTCATACGGCCACCAGAGGCAAAAAATATTTACGCCGATCAAGACGACACAAAGGATATTTGTAGCTAATGATATCTATTAAAAGCCTATCAGAAAATTTATTGCCTAATTTGTATCTTAAGAAAGCAACATTAGACTCTACACAGCAAACTGTAACCTCTCTTGTAACAAAAAAAACAGGCTATGGTCAAATTGCAACTCCGGGAGTTGGCGGCGCCTCAACTCTTTTAACGCCGGAAACTACTTTGCAGCCAAGTGAGACTTTAGCCAATTGTAACATTTCATTATCGATGAAATTCTTAAGAAACTCAGCCTTTGAAAGTGAAATTTTAAAATTATTCGACGCCGGTTTAGACCAATACGTAGACATATATATACATCAATTTCAAAATGTTGACGGCGGCGCTGATGGTCAAAACACTTACCAAGAAATATTAGAAGACCCATCAGCTTTTAAAAATCAATTAACAACTGTCTTTAATTTAGGCTATGTAACTACAATAAAAATGCCTTTTGGAGAGTTATTTCAGCCAGCAATGTTAAATATGGCTAGTCAAGAAAATCTAACTAACTTAGGCGGTGCTTACAATGCGCTAGCCTCCGGTAATGATATAGATGAAATATCTGTACAAACTTTACCAGATGGCACGTCATTATATGAAATACTGATTAACAAAAACTTTGGGTTCAACACAAATACAGATTTTTTAGCTTACATATTTGTTGCGAATATAAGAAATCAACTGGTTGGTGAACCAGTAAATTCAGAAAATGTCCCGGCTGGTTTTATATCAAAACCAGCTTCTGAAATAGTAATATTGGATGGTAAGGTACAAAATGAAGGGATAATGTTTACAATTGCACCTTATCGATCAGATATAACAGAAGGCGAAAGAAAAAAACTAAAAAAGTTTGGAAATCCCGGTGATATTTGGGGTGGGGGTGTGCATCTTCATGAAATAGATGATGGACTAAATGCCGATGGAGAAATGACAAAACGTCAAGTGTTTATGGCCGGTAGCATACATACACCAAATAAACCACATCCATTTTTAGATCCTTCAATTGTACCTCTCAATAAAATTATTGATAATCGAATTAAACAAAAGGTTGAAAGTAACTTAATAAACATTACCAAAGCTTTTAATATATTAAACAATAACGTAAGCTCGACAAAATACAAGCTAGATGCTGCAAATGTTTTAGATTTTAAAAATAATAAATCAGTTTCTTATGTAAGTAATTTTTATTTATCCCAAGGCTCCGAAGGCAATATCAATGGAGCATTTTCAATTGATAAATATAAATTATTAGAATCTAAATGCGCGCTCAGGTTTCTATTTCAGAAATCAAAAGCAATCCCCGGGGGAGAAGCGTATCTATTAAATTTATCTAAGTTAGAAAGTCTATCTTTATATGAAAGAACACTCCAAAGTTCTGACAGTGAGTATGGCCCTCAAGAACTTTTATGCACTGTTACTGGTGAGTCATCTCCGTTAACGTATTTTGGTATAGATAATACAAGTAAGACAAATCAGATTTCAAAAATTGACCCGGGTAATTTGGCAAAGGCAAATATTGAAACCATTTTTAATAAACAGGGTTTTGATCTAGACAATTCAGGCGACTATTCTTATCCTGGATCTATGCATTATTGTTTTAAGAGAAAAAGAAAAGCAAACAAAACCACAAAATTACAATATTGTGTTGAAATTTCTTATTCTGACCCCACAATTAATATTATGAAAAGTATTGCCGCAAAAATGTCTTTAGTTATAAAAGATATGAATAACATAACCAGTGTCCCATATAATAATTTTTCAACAATTAACGCTGTAGAAGTAGGATCTAATTCAGAGTCCAATTCACAAGTTTTGAGTTCTGCGCTAAATTTAATTAACGACTTTGGATTTAAAATATTCATTTATGATTTCAATTATGACTTTGAGGATTTTCAAAATTATTTCAAATCATTAACAACTTTTGATAAAAGCGGCTATTACTATGATAAAATAAAAAAACAAGAAACAGATACAAATTTTTTAGTGGCGACCAATTTTTTACAAAATTTTTTACAAACAATAAACATAGCGCTTGATAATTTTGGTTCCAAGCCTCTAAAATCATCAGATGGAACTGCCGAGTCAAATGTTTACGCTGTGAACAAAAGTAAAATATTTTCTAATATAGCGCCACCAGAACCCAAAATATACTTTAAATCAAAACAAAATGAAATAGAAGTTTACGACCATGGTTACGATTTTACTGGATATCTTAAAAATATTCCTCTTACGCTTGAAGGGAAGTTTTCGACGCTTCCCTCTATAGTGAAAGAAGAATTTGTAACGTATGGCCTCCAAGGATTTTCAAAAGGACGTCGCGAAGATGAGGGGTTGCCAACAATAACAGTACCACTATATAAAGGAGTATGTAGGTACTTGGCTTATAAATTAGTGCCATTCCAAAATGTAGATGGCACAGTTTTAGAACAAACTTACAGACCTTTGGGTCTTAGTACAAATTTCAATGTAGAAGATTCTGCATATAGTTATCTAAACATACCACCAAATTTTGCAAGGTATTGTGTATTTTTACCAGAATCAACTATAAACAAAGCAACTCTTTTTAGTCCTGCATTCAACGCCACTTTAGGTGTTAAAACACAGATTTTATTTTTTAATATTATTAAATTTAAAAACAAAATTTTTGAAGATAATTTAAAAACAACTTCAATAGAAGCATCTACCGCGGTAACTTTGCAAGAAGATATGCTGTCTGTGTTAAATTCTTTTGGGTTTAGAGTTCCAGAAATAATAGATTTAGACTATACGAAAGATTTATTAGAAATTACCCCTGGTCCTGCTGCTCCAACCCCAGCAACTGCAATTGGTGCTTTGCAAGAGGAACTTGGTGGCGGTTTTATAGACAGTGACATAGACCCTGCTATTAATCAAAGTAAAGCAAGTTCTGGTGGTAACGTTGGTTCTAAACAACTCCAAGGTGCCTCAAATTCTCAATTTATACAACAAGGAATCACTGCGCAATCATCGCTACCTTTTACATACAATTTCTTTTTAGGGAGCATTATTGATAGAAAGCTTTTTACATTTGCTGATACATTTAACTTAAGCTCAACTACCTTTAACTCAAATTTTAAACCATGGAGTGAGGAAAACGACGGTGGGAAGGCTGAATATGCTAGGTATCATACACAAGGGCTTGATAATTTTGCTGGCGCAGGGCTGTCAGGGCTTCCAGATCTGCTAACTATACTCGAAAGTTTCAACGGGCCTTTCGTCCCGCCGCCTTTACAGGCCGCTAGCTTATCATATAACCATCTAGCTCCTTATCCTTTTAAAGATTATCGTAGTGGAGATTTTAGTTACATGAGAGGGGGAACAATAAATCCATATTTACTTTCTCTATTTTGGTTTAATCATCAAAACATTGTAAGGGTAGAATATTTACAAGGATACGATAAGCAAACAATCGCTGGCAATTTGTCTAGTCAGAAAACATCAAATTTTGATGGATATGACTTGGACCAACCTAAAGAACTCACTGAAGAGACTAACATTAAGACGCCTCGATGGGCTGTGCTAAATAAAAACGTAATTGATCAAATGTTCTCAGGTCAAAAATATCTTTGTAGATTAATGCGGTATGACTACCCTCATTATATTAATAAAAGACTTGTAAATAAGTTAAATTTACCTTTAATAAATAATTACTTTGTATTGGAAAATACATTGAATGGTACATCTGGGGCTGCAGGAGGCACTGGCCCAGCTGAAGTCAATGCCGATGGCGATCCTATAGCTGCAGAAGATCCAGGACCAGTACCTGGGGGGACAGAATTAGCATAATGGAAGATTTTATTACAACCGGTTATAACTATCTTTTGTTTCAACTTAAACAAGAGCAAATACAAAAGCAGGCCAGCATGGGCAACTTCTCAGGACTGTCAACAGTTCAAGGATCTGGCGCCACCGCGATAGGAGGCACAGAAATTATGGGTATAAGATCAATAACAGAATCTTTACAAGAATCCAATGCGGCCGCAGCGTCGACGAACCCTGAATTTGCTGGTGGTGGTTAAACTATGTCTGATAAAAATTATCAAAATTTCATATATCTTTTTAATGATAAAAACTTTATCAATGTAGTGCAAAAAAATCTATACCCTAGCCTTTCAAGTGTATTTGAATTTGAATACGATTTCAAAGAATTTCTAGGGCAGCTTGCTGGGCAGGAGGCTGTTATCCTTGGTCTCGCCGGCGAAGAAGGAAACCGCATTTCCACTTTAGGGTATAATCAATTTAAAGATTATCCAAAAAACTCTCTTGGAGAACCAAATTATGTCGAAGAACAAGAGTTTCTTTTACGAACGGCCCCGGGCGATGCGCAGGCTAAAGGGTTTTCATCAGGCCCTCCAATAGCAAGTCCGACGAATGATCCTTTTCGCAGTCCTCACAAAAAAGTACTTTTTGAGACTAGTGGTGATTCTCCAGAAGCCCTCAACCTAATAAAACTCTTTCCCGACTCACCCGGGAGCAATGCAACATATACTTCTAGACTTAGAGCTGATTTAGAAGCTGCAGAAGAAAATATTATCGAGAATTATTTGGATATAGAAGAAATAACAAAGACTAAATATGCCGCTATATTTCAAACGTCTATCGTGCCGCTGCTTGACGGAGTATCAAATTACCACGAGGCTTTAAACCCAAATTTGCAAGAAACAAACACAGAATTTCTCTACACTCAAAGATCGGTTATTGCTCTCAATTACACACTCGGCCTTTTTGGTGATCCAGACTATGAGGGCGTTGACGTCGGAATAAATCTCAAAGAACAAAAGCTATATCAAACAACTCAATTGTTTTCTCTTTACAGCACGGCGCAGATTAATAACGATGGAACTGGATTTAAACCGTTTTCAACTCAAGATATAAGCACAATGATTGGCGTGCCATATGATATTCACACTTTACAAGAAAACTCAATTGAAGAAAAATCTTACATTCATCTATTGCAGCCAAAATATGAAAAAATTTATAACTATTATGATCCACAATACGAACCTTTAATTAGCGCAGTAATAGATCAAAATGTAATTACTGAAACTTCCTTGCCTAGTATTTATGATTTTTTATATTTAGAGAGAGATTATAATTCTATAATTAATTTTCTTACTATTCCTGGCATGAATGAGTCAACTTATAATTTGTCAAATTTAAATCAATACTTAGATAATTTTGCAAATCTTTATGCTGATTATTTGCAACTGGAGGTTGACGGAGTTACAGTTAGTGGTTATATTGGTGAAGACTATTTTGATCAAGATAAAAACTTAGCAGCTCTTGCCAATACAACGTTAACCCTCGATCAACAGGATTTTATAGTACAAAACGAACAGGTAAAAGAAAATTCAAAATTACCATGGACAGATTCTACAGCAATGTTGCAACAATTTCCATATCTTGCAGAAATTTCTAAGAATTCAAAGGTTGGGAAAGTCCCCTTGTGGGTTGGTGAGTTAAAAACTGGAGTATATTTTTCTGAAGACTCTTTAAAAACTTTTAATCAGACTTTAGATAAAGACAGTGTGTTTCCGTTTTTAGTAAAAATTAATATACCAACCGAAACAAAAGGAACTTTAGCTAATATATTTTCTCAAAATGATGTATTAGACGCGTTCAATACGCATGCGGCATCAATCACCATACCGCAGCCTGAAGGCTTTGAGGAGGCACAAATACCGGCAACAGTTGCTCCTTTTTATGGGGGTGTTATTAACGGAGATGCAAATGAAAATTATAAATTATTTTCTGATGCATTGATGCCAACTTTTAAAATGTATTTTGAAAATGAGCCCTCTGTGCCAACACCAGAGAATATTCAAATTTTGCAAGATGTTTTAGGCATAAACAGCCCAGTTAGAAAAGAATTTATAGAAAAGTTTGGCGTTCTTTTAACAGGTGATTTTGGTCAATCTGACGATCAACCCGCGCTGAATTTAGATTCCCTCATTAGTTTTATTTTGGATGGTGGCATAACCCCAAAAATGCAAGAATTTTTGAAAGCTACCGAACCAGCACTCGATGTGGCCGGCACACTAAAAAAAATTGTTAAGCTTTTTCAATCTATGAAAAAATATAAAAAAGAATATGGTATCGCTGGCGACTTATTTTTGGACACTTTATTCACTATCGGTGATAATACCTTAAAAAAAGTATTTGTATATAAAGATGAAAACAAAACTCAGCTTGAATCTGAATTATCCTCTCTTATATCACAATTAAAACTTATAAATTTTAAAAAATCACTAAAAGACACATTAATACAAAAAAAATTGCTACGCACTGCAGTAGATGTACAGAACGGTAAGTTTGCACATCAAGAAACTTTTATGTATGAAATTGCAAAATATGGGTTTGACGAGGAAGGTAATGAAGTTTATATTCAAAGTATATTTTTACCTATAACTGATAATACGAACTTAAGTTACTATGATACTCAGATTATACCGCGTAAAAAATATCATTATAAAATATTCGCCCATAAGGTTATTGTAGGAACTGATTACAGGTTCGTGCCTGGTGAAAAATTACAGCCATTAACAAAAATTGCCTCTATAAATACCAATCCCAAGGCTCAAACTAATTTTTATCAAGCAAATTATGAAATTAAACCTTATTTACAATTTGTAAGAGTGCCATACTACAATGTAAGTCTTGTAAATACCAAAAACGATGAAATTAATTATACAATGGTGGATGATAAGCCTCCATTACCCCCATTAGTTAATTTTGTACCATATCGCGGTATCAATGATAAAATACTTGTGCTTATGAATAATTCAATTGGCGAGGCAAAACGAACTCCAATAATAATGTTTGAAGAAGATAAGCAATTAATTCAAGATGTGGCGGTAGTTCAAGGAAAAAATTATGAGACCGAACAACTACAAATTGGAGATAGAACAATTGATATATACAAAAGTCTAGTATTGGATTATAAGTCTGATGACCAAGAGGGTGTATTTCAAGCGTATAGAATAGTTAATGAGCCTACTAGTTATAATGACTTTGAAAAAGATTTATCTTTAAAAGTTTTTGAATTAAATGTCGAAGGGAATTTTAAAAATGATTCTTTTCAAGATGATATTGTTCCAAATGTAGATTACTATTATACTTTTAGATTTCAAGATATACATGGTAAAATATCAAACCCAACAGAAGTATATAAAGTAAGAATGGAACAATCTGTGGGGACCGGCCCCTATTTGAAAATTGAAACTTTAAATCTTTTAAAGAAACAAAAAGACACACATGACGAAAAATTTGTCACTTCCAAAGTCGCACAAAAATATATTATGATAAGACCTAGTGATGATCAAAATAATGTTAGATACAAAAGAGGCGACGGTAGCGGCGATTTAAGTTATGATGAAGATGGCTTCCCAGTAGACCCGGATATTGGATATGAAAATGTAGTGGTAGAAGTGGGAGACCAAAACAAGTCTGTTTTTGGGAGAAAATTTAAACTAAGAGTAACCTCAAAACAAACTGGTAAAAAGATAGATGTTAATTTTACTGTTAAACAACCTGAAATCGTTATTAATGAGACAGGAAATATACAATACGAGAAAACATAATTGAATAATACTTACTATTTAGTAAAAGAGGAGATAGTAAATGGCTTTTTTAGATAATTCTGGCGATATCATTTTAGATGCTGTCCTGACAGATACAGGACGCGCTAGATTGGCGCGCGGCGACGGGTCTTTTAAAATTACAAAATTCGCTTTAGGAGATGATGAAATAGATTATTCTTCTTATAATGCTTTACACCCATCCGGTACAGCATATTTTGATTTAGAAATTTTACAAACACCTATTTTTGAGGCTTTTACAAACAACACTTCTAATATGAAGTCAAAGCTTATAAGCCTTACAAATAACAATCTATTGTTTTTACCTAAATTAGTACTAAACAATACAAGCCTAGAAGCCAATGTAGCTATAAACTCACAAGGAGCTAACTTTGCTCCAACTAGAGCCACGCTCGACGGGGGCCAAAAAGGTTTTGCCGGTTCTGGTTCTCACGTACTAATGGTAGATAGCGATACAGTTACCGCAGTCAATGGTCGTTTAGGCACCGTAGGTGAGAGCACTAGAGGTTATTTAAATGGAGCCTCGGCACAAGCCAATAACTCAAATCAAATTAGAGTTGATCAAGGTTTAGATACAACTGAGATAGATTCTTCGCTAATTTTAGATCCAGAACTAAAAGAGACTCAATATATTGTTGAAATTGATTCTCGCTTTGCAAAAATATATGATCCGAACAGCACCAACACCCCTGTGGCCCAACCATCATTTATTGATGATGACCAAATAGCATCTTACTACTTTACTTTAAATGTAGGTAATTTTGTAGAAAATGCAGTCGCTGGACCAACTAGCGGAAATAATACGGTCGAAGCAGCTAAAAGCAATGCACAGGTTATTAAAGGACCAAGAGGCACAAACTTAAGATTTGGTTTATTAGCGTCAACAGATTTGGCTGCATCTGATTTTCTGTTTACCACTTTAGGCAGTTCTTTTACTGATACCGATGGTACGAGTGCTAAAACATATGATTTTATAGATACAACAATCAGAGTCACTGGTGTAACAACTGGTTATAGATTGGATATACCTTTAAGGATATTAAAAGTAAGAGATTAATATAAGGAAAGATAAATGGCTACTACGTTTAAAACTTTATTAAATAGCGATATCGCTAATACAAGAACACTTCTTCATGAGGCTATCCCAATCACTGGTACAATTGTCTCTGGAACCTATCAAAATACACCTGGAACAGAAGAGAATATTAAAACCTTTGCCCACGGGATGTTTGAAGCGGTTTATGATTACCCGTTTTTAAGTTCCTCCGCAAATCATATTTTTGATATTACTGCTGGGTATTCGGCCAATAGTGTACTGTCTGGCACGTCAGCCCGTGTCCAACAAGCTAAAAAAATAAACATCTATAATCAACACGCTCAAACGCTTGTAGGATACGATTCAAATGGTAACATTAGAGATTTTGATACTGATGGGAATATTGCCGAAGGCGGTTCTACAATGAAAGAGGTGTTTTTTATTAACTTTTCTAGATTGTTAACAAAAGATGAAATCAAAAAAGACTCTTTCAGATTAAGTCTTTTTTCCACGAGCAGCTCCCCAGGTGGTGCGATTCCTGTGCCTGCTAATCGCACAAGCGCAGGTCTTAGAACTATTGGTGACTATGGTGCAGCAACAACCTTTAAATCAAATTCACCATCGGGAGAATACGGTCTTTTATATCGCGATGCTACCAAAGGAGACATTGTGGGTCATGTTTATTATCAAGCTGGTATCGCTGTGTTAACCGCTTCTTTCTTTAGTGGAGCGTTTGCCGATCCTAATAGTGTACCAGCCGGCGCATTCCGGAAAGCAGTACCCGCTAGAAATTTTGTCTTAACTGGATCAACCATTACTTCAGCAGCAAATGCGTTTCGCTTTAACGTTCATAATATTGAGTTCAACAACACAACAGAGCTTAATTCAACAATTTACTTCTGTCGTGCGCACACTCAAGATTACAATTACAGTTCTAATCCAAGTTATTTAGATGCTAGTAAAATCAGAGTTAAGAACAATAATCCAAAACAGCAACCAGTTTCGTACATAACTACTGTTGGTTTATATTCAGCCGACAACGAATTATTAGCTGTTGCTAAGTTATCAGAGCCTTTAAAGAAGACACCTTCAAACGAGATAACATTGAGGGTCAGATTAGACTACTAAAATGTCTTATTATAAGTTTGGACCAAAGGATATATTAAGAAACAGGATAAAAGCTTTTCCTGATAATACATTCTTTGTTAATGATAGTAAAATCTATTATAATAATAGAAATGATATTGCCGGCGCCAATGTTGAAAACGTAACTCATGTCCCGTCAGGACACATTAGTTTATATGAGTTGAATATCGATAGAAAATTTTCTGATCATACGTATGACCCGGATACAAATGTGGGTGTTAAAGCAAAGATATTTCCTTTTATCACAAAAGACTCATCTTTAAATTCTTTTGCAACTGTTTCTACAAATGACTTTAATCAATTTCTATATGGTGATATAATAACAGGAAGTTATCCATTTTCTGCTTCAATTACTAGAGAATTGTTTGATTCGGCCACGAGTCCAACTGGATCGCATTTATTGGCGCTTAAAAATACTTTAAATTTTTATACACCACTAAGTCAACATTACGCGTTTTCTTCTTCTTTAGGGGATAAAGGAACACAAGATGTTACTCTTATAAGCATACCAAGTATTTTTTATGATACTAAAATTAAAAATAATTCTGTAAAGCTAGACTTCTTCATATCTGGTACTTTAGTTGCAAGATGCGAAGATAAAAATAGAAATGGAGAGTTAATACAAACCAGCGGCTCCGAGTTTGCTCAAGCTAATGGTTCAAATAAAGTTGCAGGAGTTGTTCTTTATAACGAGGGCTTTGTAGTTTTAACCGGAAGTTGGAATCTAACTGAAGGAAACTTTGATTTTGGTCCTGGATCAGCAAGAAAAGGAACCTGGAAAGATTTTGCAGCTGGTGCGAATGATGGATTCACTGATGTTGATTCGTCCGCTAGTTTTTCATTGAAGTTTCAAGGCACAAATTATATTAATACAATGACCATGAACTGTGAAGCACCACTGGGTGATTTAAATTTTTCATCAAATCCAACATTTGTTAATCGAAATGACTCAACTTCTATAACAACTGTGTCTGGTTCTGGTGGGTATTTTCAAAATAATAAAATAAGAATTAAAAATACCATTAGTTCATCGTTTTACAATTACGACGAGGATTTTAAAAGACAAACTTTTATTAGCAAAATAGGTATATATGATGAGAATAAAAATCTTATTGCCGTAGCGAATCTTGCAAAACCAGTTAAAAAATTAGAAGAGACAGACTACACTTTCAGATTAAAATTAGATATTTAAGGAAACCACTATATGATATTAGGATTAGATATAAGTACCAGCATAACTGGTTTTTGTATCTTAGACGGAGAAGGAGAGATAATTCGCTCTGGAGTTTGGGATACTAGAAATAAAAGTAAATTTGAAACGTTTTTTGATAAAGTTCAGCACGTAAAAGACGGCCTTCAAGAAATCAAAGCTCAATACCCAATCCAGAAAGTATTTATAGAGAAGCCTTTTATGTTTTTTGGATCAGGAGGGTCTACAGCAAAAACTATGGCAGCATTGCAAAAGTTTAATGGTACAGTGTCGTGGATATGCTATGAGACGTTCAAGCATCAACCAACCTACTTTACTGCCCAGCAAGCACGAAAACTTAATGAAATAAAGGTAGAAAAAGGTAAAGATACAAAAAAACAAATCCTACAATGGGTTCTTGACAACTGCCCTGACTTTAGTGTAGAATATACCCACAAGGGTAATCCTAGACCCAAATATTTTGATATTGCCGATGCAATAGTAGTAGCAAAGGCAGGGTTAAAATGAACTGGACTACCGGCGCCGGTAAATCCATTAACTTTTTCGATATCACACAAAAAATAAAAATTCATAATAAAAACAAAGGACAGGTTATTGTAGGCACAGATTCTCACGTAAAAACGGGAAAATGCACCTTTACAACCACTATTGTTCTCATTGGCGCAGAAAATCAGAAAGGAGGTCTTTACTTTTATAAAATAGAAAAGTATAATGACCCTGATAGATTTTATAACCGCATTCTTAAGGAAGCAGAGAAGTCAATAAACATGGCAATGAAGATAACAGAATTGTGCCCATCAACAAATGTAGAAATACATATTGACATTTCACCAGAAGAATGTAATAATAGAACCTCACCTATGGCTAAAATGCTAGTAGGCTACGCAGTTGGATCTGGATTTGCTTGTAAAATTAAGCCTGATTCTTTCGCAGCTTCGGTAGTCGCAGATAAACATTCTAAATGAGAAATAAAAAAAATATATTACGAGAAATCCTTGGGTCAGGGTATGATTCAAGAGACGAAACACTTTATCATTGTCCTTTTTGTAGGCATCACAAAAAGAAACTGTCAGTTAATCTGATCAAAGGTTTTTTTAAGTGCTGGGTTTGTGATACAAAAGGGGCTATATCCTATCTTATAAAACGCTTTGGAACTATAGATGACCGTCATGATTGGGCTCTCCTAGATCAAGAAGTGGACTTTTCTACAATGGATTTGATTTTTAATCAGCCAGAAGAAAAGTTGCCTCCTGTAAATTTACCACCAGAATACATCTGTTTAGCAAAAAAAGGTTTACCTCCCGCAGCTAATGACGCCATATCTTATTTATGGTCGAGGGGTATAGGCCAAAAAGATATTATTTATCACAAGATAGGATTTTGCTTGACAGGAAAGTATAAAAAGCGTATAATAATACCGTCCTTTGACGATGAGGGTAACTGCAACTATTTTACAGCTAGATCATATAGTGGTGATTGGTTGTCTTATAAAAACCCATCAGCGTCAAAAAATATTATTTTTAACGATCTTTTGATTAACTGGGATGAGCCGATAACCTTAGTAGAGGGTCCATTTGATTCTATAAAGATGAAAAATTCTATTCCTATATTGGGATCAACCCTAAAAGAAACAACAAAGTTATTTAAAAAAATTGTTGAAAAACAAACAAAAGTTTACATTGGTTTAGATGAAGATGCCTTAAGTAAATCAATGAAAATTATATCTTTACTTCTTGAGTATGGATTAGATGTCTATAAATTAGACACTTCTGATATTGAAGATATTGGGTCCATTACAAAAACAGAAGCAGAAGACTTAAAAAAAGAGGCATCTCAGATCGATCTAGAAAGCATTTTTAATATTTACTGGAGTATGAATGAGCTATAAAATCGCCCATATCGCAGATACACACATTAAAAATTTAAAATACCACACAGAATATCGTGAGGTTTTTTCTAAACTTTACGAACACTTACGCGAAGAGAAGGTTGATTACATTATACACTGTGGAGATATTGCACACTCTAAA